AAAACCCACTCTAATTTACTTGGAAGTCCGTAAGCCGGACGACAGGGCTGAAGTCGAAAGCCACCGTGAACGACTTAACGAGAGGGACCCGAGAGGGTATGCGAAAGTCTGAACACAGCTATAGCTTACTAGAAAGGCTGTGAGGGAGATCCGAAGAGTTTTCCCCGCCTACATCTAGGTGTAGGTCACAAAAGTAACAGAATGACCTTATTCACAAGATCCCCGCCATGCTTAAGAGTATGCCGCGTAACGGCGGTACAACTCTTCGTATGAGGAGATACAATCCCTTGGCTACTGCTACAGTACCATTGGGTAATAGTGGATTAACTCCACCACCACAACAGTTAACGGCGGTCGATATTGACGCCAAGCTTGACTTTTATGGAACTTACTTATATTTGAACGAACAAGTAACGCTTCAGTCACAAGACCCTGTACTTAATGAAGCAGCACAAAGATTAGGTGTTTCATTAAGACAGACGGAAGATGAACTAACTAGAAACATGTTGGCTTCTACGGCTAGTTTCATTAATTGTACTGGTGGTAGTAATGGCGACAACCCCACAGAACCAAACCGTAGTGACGTGGATAACGTTATCCAAACACTAGCAGGCAACAACGCGTACACCATCGAAGATAACATCGAAGGTGACGACAAGTTCGGTACAGCTCCTGTAAGGGATGCTTACTTTGCTCTAGGCTCTACAGACTTGATCCGGTCTATTGAGAACATCTCTGGCTTTGTTGCCAAAGCTCAATATCCGTACCAGGCCACTGTTCTGCGCCCTGAGTGGGGTTCTGTATCGAACCTAAGGTTCTTGCTGAGCTCGATTGGAAGCGTTACACCAAATGCATCGGCACTTGGGGCAAACGTTTACAACATGTTCTGCGTAGGTATGGAGGCATACGCCTGCATCGAGCAGGATGGATACTCTGCACAGTTTATCTACCGGCCGCCTATCTATGATGGACCATTGGCTCTGAATGCATCCTGCGGTTGGAAGATGGCTGAAGTGCCTCGTATCACAAACGACGCATGGGTTATTAACCTGCGCATGACGCAAAGACCATAAGGAGGTATGTCATGGGTGTTTTAAATCATTATCTACAGGGTTCTTTCACTAGTGATGGAACTGCTCATACCGTGAATCTTCCTACAGACGTAGACTTCATGGAAGTCGAAAACTGGACCAAGATTGCCACAAACGTTAACGGTACGGGTGTGAAATTCCGTTGGATGCGTGGCATGGCTGCCGCTACCGGCATTCAGGAAGCTACAGATGCTGCTGGCGTATTAACGATCAGTGATCTTACCACCGGTGGGTTCACTCTCGTTAACACAGCAGATCCTCAGACACCTGGTCCTGCGTTGACCGGTACCACCTATACTGCCGCTACAAAGATCTTCACGACTGCGAATACAGGCACCCTAGTGAACGGAGATCTTGTAGAGCTCTATAGTGTAACTGGAGCGCTCCAACTGAGCGGCCTTCTAGCCACTGTAGACCAAGTTACTGCTAACACCTCCTTCAGGATCCCTTTTGGACCTGCTGGTGCTGTTAACGGTACTGCGGTCACGTACAGAGTAATCAAGAACCAGGCGATGTACTATCCACGTAGGCTATTTATCACAGCGATCACACAGGCTACCTCGGCTGTTGTGACATTCTCTGTGACACACAACCTGACAGTGGGCCAGCGCATCGTATTCGGAACAATTCCGTCGATGTACGGGATGACCCAAATCAGTGGCTTGCGTGGTCTTATCACAGCGATCAGTGTTGCTAACAACACCGTCACTGTCGATATCGACTCCTCAGCATTCACTGCGTTTGCATTCCCTCTAACAGCAGTGGCTGCAACGGCTCATACGCTGCCTACTGCTGTTCCGTTCGGCGATGGACCTAGCACCGTAGCTAACGTATTGGGCGACCAATCCGTGTTAGATGGCGCGACTAGGAACACTGCCGTACGCGGGATGTATCTAGCTGCTGGGGCTAATAGCCCTGCCGGCGTCACCAGTGATTTGATCTACTGGAGAGCCTATAAAGCAGAACAGATCCAAACGTCCTAGAACGTGACCTCCATGGGGTGAGATTTTCACAGATCTCACCCCCCTTTTAAGGAAAATATGGGAAGACATAAAAAGCAAATCTTAGAGGAGACAAAAGAGATGCAAACAACACCAGTTTCGACACCTCCAGCTGTGGATTTTGGGCAGCTGTTCGCTAAAATCGACCACCTTCAGGGAAAAGATAAAAAAAACTTTTGTCAATCATTGACCAAAGATGAGAAAAAAGCTTACCTTGATTATCTCGCGGAAAAAGATGGCCGTATGGTCACCGGAGTGTTTCGCTGTTACGAACCCTTGGGTGGCACTGTAACATTCACCGCGATGGCCTTTAACGGGGAAAACCCAGTGAAATATGAATTCTTCGACGGAATGGAGTATACAATTCCAAAATACGTCGCCAAGCGGTTTGAGAACGAGTTTCAGGGATCGGGGACATTTTACCCCACCAACTCACATATACTTGACAGCATGGGGAACCCCGTCGTAGGCATGGGAAAGAAAAATCGCAGGTTTGGATTCTCAAGTATGGAGTTTCAATAATGCCCGGGCAGATAACGGATTTTTCACCTGGCGCGGCTAATATGACTGCGATTTTGTCGGACTTTCAGCCCGTAAGCAACACCATTTCCAGCGTGACAAATGCGTTAAACGCCGTGGTAACCACCTCCACAGCACATGGTTGGTCTAGTGGCTATACTGTTCAAATCGTCGTTCCGGCGACCTACGGAATGTCGTTGAATGAGCAGACTGAGATAACAGTCACTGGGCTAACCACTTTTACTACCGAGATAAACACCCTGCTCGCAGACACATTTGTGACCCCTACATTCACTCCTCAGACAGCTTCAGGATTCACGACAGCTCAGGCTGTGTGGGTCACGGGGTCGCCCATGGACAACATTGCGTAAGGCTATAAATGAGCTATCCTCCTACAGTAGCACCAGGACTTCCTAATACCCTCGGAGATATCATAACGAAGGTGAGGCTGATTACTAAGTCACCCTCTCCCAACATGATCAGCGATGACCAGATCGTGCAGTACATTAACACCTGGTATCTCTATGACATGCCCCAGGAGCTCAGACTCAAGAACTGCCTGTCCAACTATTCGTTCGCTACGATCCCCATGCAGGAGACCTATAAACTCCCTACAGACACCATCATAACTATCGAACCTCCCGTCTACATCAATGGATACCAGAGTCTGTTTACCCAGTCGCAAGACAACTTCTACATGTTATACCCCAGATTAGGTATATCTTTTACAGGCCCTTCCGGAACCAGTATTACCGGGCCATATACCTTTACGCTGCAGCTTCCCGGAGGGATCCCACCAGGTGGAGTTCTGCAAGGCAATACCGTCGTCTCTGCGATAGACAATGCCACAGGACTCGGAATAGCCACAGGCACTGACACCCCAACTAATACGACTACAGGTACCTTCCAGGGTAATGGAATGGCGGCGGCGTCCACCATCAACTATACCACAGGCGTCATCACGCTAAACTTCGCTAACATCCTTCCAACGACAGCGACAATACACGTTCAGTTTGTCCCCTATGTCCCCTCTAGACCGGTAGCTATGCTGTTCTACGCCGACGTCATACATCTAAGGCCTATTCCCGATGCCGCCTATTTGGTGAATATCCAAGCCTACATCAATCCTATCGCAGCCATTACTGGAGCGCTCTACAACCCGCCTATTGGACAGACCTACACACCGGCACTTGGAGCAGGACCCAATGACACAGTACTCAGCAGCCCGCCCAATCCCTATACCACCCTGGGTGCTAACCCAATTGCGAGAGGCTTTGTTAGCAGCACAGATACGCCACAACTCAAGCAATGGTGGCAGCTTGCCGCATGGGGAGCCGCCCTCAAACTCCTCGAAGATCGAGGCGATTGGGACACCGTCGAGAGACTATACCCCTTCTACGACAAACAAATGCGCCTAGTTCTCCGTAGGACCATTGTGGAACAGAATAACGAGAGAACCGCTACTATTTATACCGAGCAGACCCAGGGCATAGGCAATTCCTGGTACAACCAACGTTAGGATTTAAATTATGCCATTCACATACACCAATTCGACACCCACAGGAACTAACCAACCTGCTCAGGATAGGCCGTTGATGACGGATAACTTCGAATACATCAACGTCTTCGGCCCGAGGGATCACCAATTCCCTGCTACTACGGCCACAGCCAATATAGGGACTCATAAGCAAGTTACATTTAGCAACCTCGTAGCTACTCCAGGATTCGCCGCAGCTAATAGCGTCCTCTTCGCCAAGTCGGTATCTGGCTCTTCTCAGGTCTTTTTCGACAATAACGGAACGCCTACACAACTGACCGGAAGTTCTGTCCTGATTGGCGCTGCGGGCTATACATACCTTCCCGGTAACATGCTGATGCAATGGAACAAATTGGTAAAAAGCAACGGAAATGCCGTCACATTCTCTGTAGCCTTTAGCTCAACTCCCTATTTTATTGGTCTCACGGCTGAAAATAGCGGAGCGATTATATTATCTGCCAACACACCCACTACGACCCAATTTCTACTTGGCGCTGTTAATGGTTCTGGCGGCGCCTTATCCAATGTCACCTTCTATTTTCTAGCCGTAGGACCCGCATAATGCAGCCTATTCTGATCGGACCTTATGACATCGGCGTAAAGCAGGATCTGAAGCCTTTCATGATCCCCGACCAGGCCTTCCCGAACCTTGTCAACGCGTTTGTTTTCAGGGGAAGGGTGGAGCGTAAGAATGGCTATTCCAACCTGGGAAGACTCAGAAGGAACCTCACAGCACAATCCCTAGGGAACAGCGGAGCGACCCCTTGGTCGTTCAACATTGTTACCCTTCTCAGCCTAGGAACAGACGCATCTCTGGTGCCTGGAACCGTCGTTATAACTTCTGGAGCCGTTACCTTTACCGATCAGGGAGACTCAACGCTTACTTCGGCCACTCCGGGAAACTCAGGAAGCATCAACTACGCTACTGGTGCCGTGACACTCACCACCACCGTAGTAGCAGGAACACCTACGACAGTTACTCTCGGATACTACCCTAACCTGCCTGTCATGGGAGTGCGGACGAAGGAACTCGCAGCGACAATCAACCAGGAACAGACCGTCTGGTTCGACACCACCTACGCCTACCAATTTAACACCGGCACACTCCTCTTTGAAGAGCTCACTTCTACTCTAGCCACGACGTGGTCGGGCACAGATTCGCAGCAGTTTTGGACCACTAATTACCAAACAGATGCGACCAGTAAGAACCTATTTTGGGCTACGAATGGAGTGAAAGGTCTTCACGGGTATACCATAACAGCCGCCACCTCCGCAGCCGCGTGCGTCATCACTACCACAGTCGGTGGTCCCATAATTATAGCTGGCGACCTGGTATACCTAAACAACTGCAGCAACGCTAACTTTAACGGTGCTATAGGCCTGGTAACCCTGGTAGTGGGTAACGTCATCACCACAAACATAAACTCAGCAGGCTTTGGCGCCGCCGCAGTCTCCGGAGTTGTGGTCACACCTAATCGAAACATCTCCGGGAATGGCATCCGTTACTGGAATGACACCACCTGGAAGAATTACAATCCCATAATCAACTCTGCAATATTCCTGGAAGGAGCCCTTCTTGTGGTCCCATACCAGGGAAGATTCATTGCGCTCAACACCTTTGAAGGAACTAACCCCAACCTGAGCGACACAGTCCAGTTTCCGCAGAGGGCAAGATGGTCAGAAAGGCTAGCAGGGGAGTCTGTTTTAGTATCAAATGATGCCTTGGTGAACGGATGGAGAGATGATCTAGCAGCACGAGGTAACTTCGCAGACGCCGATACTCTAGACGCAATCGTGGGCTGCGGATTCATTAAGGACCAGCTGATCGTACAGTTCGAAAGCTCCACATGGAACCTTGTACCCACACAAAACGATGCTAAACCCTTCTTCTGGCAAAGAATCAACAATGAACTTGGAGCCGAGGCAACGTTCAGCCCTGTTGAATTCGACAATGGACTACTCACTTTCGGTAACGTCGGGATTCACACCTGTAATGGCTTTGAGATGTCCCGTATCGACGCGGTCATACCAAGTATCGTCTTCGAGGTTCACAACAGCGGCGATGGACCACAGAGGATTTCAGGCATTAGAGATTTCTTCCTAGAATCCGTCTACTGGGCATATCCTGGAGGCAATCCAGCGAATACAACAGATGGAACCAAGAAGTTCTTTCCGAATACCATGGTGATCTATAACTACCGCAACAACACCTTCTCATTCTGGCAGGACCAGGCAACAGCTTTAGGCCTTTATCAATCCGTTTCCGGATACACGTGGAATACCCTCCCCTACCAAACTTGGGATGAGTGGACGGTCCCCTGGAATTCGGGATACACTCAGGCGGCTTTCCCGGCTATCTGCTACGGCAATCATCAGGGATTTGTAGAGGTATATGACGACTCAACCTATGGGGATCCTTCCCTGATGGTCCAGGCGATCGCTACTAATGGTGCCGTACCTGCGATGACTCGCATAACAAGCCCTCAGCATGGCCTATTCCTCCACCAGTACGTCACCATTACAGCAGCACAAGGTATCTCTCCAGCTGTCGGTAAGAACGGCCTAAATGGCTTCACCTACCAGATAATCGGTGTCCCCACAGCCAATACATTCGATATTGATATGCCCTTCGCGGATATCACAGGCTCCTATACGGGAGCTGGAGTCATCACTGTCGTACTAAATGTTACCATAGCCACCAAGCAGTTCACGCCCTTCTGGCAGGACGGCAAACGCTACATGGCTTCTAAGCTGGAGTTTCTCTTTGATCGCACTTCAGATGGCGAGCTAACTGTAGGATTCTTCTCCGATTTCACGACTGATAATGACCTCGAAGTGTCTACCACAGGAACGGCTAGAGGCAATGCCATTGTAACAACGCGGCCAGAGTCAGGACAATATCCAGCATCACCGCTGCCCTTCTATTCCTTTCAAAAGACGGGCGCCCAAATATGGAAGCGCTTTTACGTAGACGGCTACGGGTCAACTGCTCAGATTTCGCTAAGTATGAGTGATTCACAAATGCGTACTCCTGCCATAAATCAAGCTGAAATCGTGCTACATGCAATCATGCTCTATTTTACTCCTCTTGGAGGATTTAGCTAAATGGTCGTGGCCTTAGACGTAGGATTCCTTCCAACCTTCCGCAACCATCAGGTAGAAGATGACGCGCAATTCCGTTTGTTTCTTTCTAGCGTTTATACTTCTGTGGCTAATGCTGTTAACATTAGGCAGAACGGTTTATATCAGTCCGCAGAGTTCCAGTCAGGACAAACCTGGGTGGATGGATCCCCAGTATTCCGCAGGGTTTTTACCCTTGGAGCAGTCGCAGCTGGCGGCACTTCGGGCGCTATCGCTACAGGTATTACCACGATCAGATACTGCACCAATGTTTATGGCAGTGTCATTACCGCAACCCCGGACTTCCGGCCAATCCCACACGCGAGTGTCACGGCTAATGCGAATATTGAAGTGATTGTTACTACTACAACGTATACAATCAATGTAGGGGCAGCGAGCCCTAACGTGTCCTCTGGTTATCTAGTCCTAGAGTATGTGAAGGTGTGATGGCTAAGAATAAATGGATCTATGATGCATCTACAGGGACATATCATAACGTTGAACACTTTATGCAGCTGTCAGTTGATGAGATTACCCTTCAGAGCGGAGAAGTACACTATGAGATCGAAGGCCTAAGGATCGACGGCAAGTTCGTCCAGGTTAGCGACCGTGTGACAAACCCCCAGATTTTGCATGACGTGATAGCAATGGCAGTAGGCTGCATACAAGTAGGAGAATTCAGAGATGGTTGATTTAGGCAATGCGCTATCGGGAGCCTTAGCCGGGTCCAGTTTGGGACCCTTAGGCGCAGTGGGTGGAGGCATTTTAGGCGCCTTCGGAGTCGGCAAAGGCAAGAAAACGAAGCTGAAGAAC